CAGGGCATGGTTGATGCGCTAGAAGCATCCGCCAATCCCACTTCAGGAAGATTCGCATTGTGTGTCCCACTGATGTAAAGTGCTTTACCCTTAGCGATATCAGAACCGGAGTCATTTTTAACTCTAATTAAACTAGCATCCTTATACTCTTCAAGTGATAAATACATTTGCACGTTATGTGCCACACCATCATTACCCGGAGTAATTTCCACCAAAGCGATAGGTGCTGAATTAGCGGGAAGTTTGCTAACCTTTGGTTGTGCCGACTGACTAGCAGGAGAAGCGGTTTGAATCACACCCGATGAGTCTAAGTAAATAAGCACATAGCGATTATATGTAGCAAAGGAGGCGGGCATAGTAACTGTTTGGTCTGTGGTCTGAATTGCAGGTTGTCCATTGATTACATATTGAATCTCACCCGCTAGAGTGTAAGATGTATTCGCACCCGTAGTATCTTCAGTAAATCCACCGTGTTCGCTTGTGATAAAGCAACCCGAAGAGATTGCAAACAGCGCGTCGAGAATACCCGAATGCAGTTTATCCGTTCCGTCTATAAGTTCTGTTGTATCGCTAATTCCTGTCGTTAATGATTTAATAAATCCCGGCGAGTCTACCATCAGTCCACCTCCATTACAATAATAAATTCAATTTCGTCCGTGCTAGTCAAAGGTCCGATGCCGTCATAGTTTACCCTTAATAGCATATTGCCGCTAGAGTCAAATATACCTACTTCTTTAATAGTGTTTCCAATATATGAGGAACCTTGCACAGTAAATTTCCACTCCACCGTTGATTCAGAAGAAGCCCCCGAACCTGTAACTGCGGTTAGTGAAGAAATCGGGGAATCCAAATCCCCCGCATTAGGATTGGTTGAATCCCCACCCGTTCCAATTTTATACCTATTATACGTTGTGATAATATAATCTCTCACACTTTCTCTAGCATCTCTTACAATCATGGTCCTACCTCCGAATCAAATCCAATTATATATCCAAATCCAATTGTTGAAGTTGTATCATCTGTTAGGTTTGTAATATCAGCCTTTACAAACTTGAGTCTAACAGAAGAGATATCAATGTTAGGTGACGTTACGTTGCTATAAACCTTTTGCTTTGTTAGTCCCTGAAGGTTGCGAGTTTCGCTGAGAAGAAGACTCATTGTGTTAGCCAAATCGCGGTTGTATTCCCCTAGTTTAACCTTAGTAGGGGAACCAAAAGAGCGTTCAATTTCAATAACAATATAGGGAGAGCGATAGATACCCTCACTTGGGTAATAAACTGAAATAATTTGACCCGGCGAGATAAAGGGAACATCGTCGCCAATATCAATCTGAATGGCATCATTGATACGCGAGTGGATTTTCAAAAGCTTGGCCGCTCTTTCATCAGCCTGCTTTTGGTTAGTAATTGTGTAGTCGTAGACCTCCTTTGTAATCTCCCTTCCCTTTTTCTTAATCTCGCGGTAGTTTTTAGCCAAGGCCTTGATACCATCACCAAATACAGCGATGGTGTTAAATTGGTCGAATAGGGATTTATCTCGACGAATGTTGGTAATCTTGTAAGTTGATTTATCTTCAGCAATCTCAATATCTCTGTAAAAGCGGTCTTCCTCATCTGCGACAATAGAAATATCCTCACCGTTTACTAATAATTTCTTCCCCTTATATGATAACACAGAGTTAGCAGCAGTAAAGGCGTTTTGTCCTGTAAAGTTAGCAGACATGTAGTAGTCATTACCCACTGTGGATTTATTAAAAGTCAATCCGACGCTGGATAAGATATCATCTACAATATCCTCCGCCTCATAGACAACGTTAAACGGGACACCAATTTGAGCCTTAGTGGGTGTAAAGGTGGCTCCCTTGTCCACTGTTACTGTGAAAATAGAACCTATTGAAGTCGCTCCTAACATCTCCCGCATTTTACCAAAAGATAGTTGTAAGTTCGAACCTTCATCTTGTGTAATTTTCATACTTGTGGTATTTTTATTAATTCCATCTGTTAGGTATACATTATGTTCTCCGAGAGAAAATGTGTTTTGTAAAGTAGCAGAATTAGTGTTTCTATTTACTAGATATTTTGCTGTATCACCATCAATATGAATAAGACCATATAGAGAGTTAATACCTGATTCATCATAGACTGGTTTACCATCTAATGTTTTGCTACCTGAAATATTAAACTCAGAATGCATTTTATTACTACCGGGTATTTTAGTATAAATAGAATTAAACTCATTTAGTGTAATATTCTTTGGACTAAAGTTATAGAAACAATTTTGAGATATTTTTAACAATCTAATATCATCATTAGTAGTAAAGGAAGCAGAATAATTATCAATTTTAATATGGTGACTAAACCCATTTTGTTTGCTAATTGTATGAGATTTAATATAATGTAAAGTAGATTCTGATACATTGTATAAATAATACCCACTTAAATTGTTACAATAATCTAACCATGAAGAAGATGTTGTAAAACTTATATCAAAATTTAACACCGCTTCATCACCATCCACATTAGCACTATCCCATGCAGGTAATTTAGGTCTAAATAAAATTTCTGTAAGACGCACTTTTTCATCATTAGTTCCACTAATATTTGTTTCCAAGAAAGCGGTATCAGTGAAAATTAAATCAGGGTCGTCATAAGTTACACTATTCACAGTCTGACTAAGTGTTATATTAGATATACTAGTAGTAATATCCGATAACATAGCACCTTCAAAATTATACAAATCGCCAATGGATTTTTGAGCCTCCGTTGGGAATGTTTCAGATTTAATAATAACTACATCCATATTTCCGTAGTCAAAAACTCCCTTTCCTGACTGTGAGTTATACATAACTCTTTGTGCAAAAGTTTCGTTAGTTTCTACATCATCTGAACCCCCTGTTCTATCAAGAATAATTGGACGCTTAATAAACCCGCGAGTCGCCGCAGTTATTCCTGATAATACAGTGGGTAGTGTATACGGCGTATTTGGTAAGGTAATAGATGTTGTCTTATTAATTATATCCGACTTATTAGAAATAGAGTAACTATCTGTATATGCTAACTCTTGGTCTGATGTTCTAACCACTCGGAGATAGGTTTCATTTGAAGGGTCGTATTCTGTGTAATAAATAGAAGTGCCTGAGGGGACGGCATCAATTAAACAATTAGCCGTTAGTCTAATAGTGTAGGGCGAAGAGGCCCCCGAATACCCCGTTCCACCATTGTAGGTTGTGTCCAATCTTCCCAAATGTTTAATCACATCGTTGTAGTCTGGCTCTGTGTAAATATCTTGAGTTTTACTAACGTCAATCCAGCTAATATCATCAATGAGTAAAAGGTCGCTAGTATTATCCGAATCAGATGTTAAATCAGCAGTGGTGTCGGAAGCAACATAACAATTCATTGGTCTTTGTTGTTCTAAGAATCCCTTAATTGTATTATCTGTGCTTTGCTTTCCCGGTTCATAATTTTCATAATCCACTTCATTCATCAAAAAATCGAATGTAACTTCAGTTAGTCTTACAAGACTGAATCTATTTCTACTCCCTGTAGAGGCCACAATTCTTCTATTTTCATAATCTCTATCTAAACGATTACCTGTATTAGATACACCTGCCCAATCTGTAGGGTATGTATCGCTTCCATGTTTCAAAGTGCTACTACTTTCTCCATCACGCTTTAAAATAATAGAATAGTCTGTTAGTGATTTTGCCCCAAAATGCGAGTCTAGATTATCCCAATTCATCTTAGATTCTGGATAAACGTGACCGGGAGCAAAGAGATGTAAAGTTCCTGCTCTTGGGTCCCAAATTTCAAAAGCTGAATAATTACTTTTTAGTAAATCTTCATCAATAAGTCTGCCGATATTATCAGCACTTGAATGGAAAGATGAAGGGTAGCGGTTTACGTCAAAGAATCTAGAACCAAGAGCAGGTCTAACACCCAATCTTTCATTAGATTTATCTTTAAGATAATATAAAGTTTCATCACTATTTTTATCGTTGGTGTGTTTTTCTTCTAAAGTAGCTCGATAACCACTTAGGTTAAATTTGAACTCACCACCGTTGTCGTAATAATCGTTAGGGAAGTCTTCAATTTCGGGGGTCATTGTGCCAATACTTCCCAATCTTTGTGTAAAATCACTTTGATTCTTATTCGTATATCTCCAAATGGGAGGACCAAAACGAGTTACATACTGTGAGGAAACAGTAGAAACATAGCCGGGGTCGTCGTCAAAAACATGATTAAATGGCATAGGTGCGTAAGCCGCGCTAATATCAGGGTTGCCTGCTTGCATTTCATTATCCAAAAAGTGAATAAAACCACCATTGGGAAGACCTTGACCGTTTAATAAATAGAATGAGTCTAGATATCTCCCCGAAGTAGTATCCGCACTTTCAAGCCAAGTTTCATTTCTATTTCCACCATAGACTCTTCCTGCTACAACGGGAGAAATGTAACCTAAAGAATAAATAGTCTGTCCATCTGCTTGCTCTTGATTAATAATATCAAACTCAACCATTGAGGAGAGTGCATTAATTTTATCGCTAATAGAAACAGAAAAGGGGGTGTCCTTGTTCACACCTGCGGAAGTAAAGGGTTTATATACAGCATCAATAGGAATACCATTTACAGTAGAACCCTGAGTTACTTCTGATAAAGATTCTCCTTGTGTATTATAACTAGTAAAATTATGACCTGATTCAAAAACAATACCCTTATCAATACTACCTAAAACAGTAGTAGGTCCTAATAGTGGATTATATTTTTCTAACGATTTACCACCGTAAAGAGAGTTATCTAGTTTATATAAAATATAATAATCAGTAGAATCAATAGTCCACTGATTAGCAGATAAATCCCCTATGTTTGTAAAGTCACTAAAGTAACTATTTTTCATTAAAGTAATTGTGGTGTTACCAGTAGTAGATTCTACTATCCCAAGGGGTATTCGAATCCCACCTATGCTTGTAAATAATACATCACCAAACTGGACGTAATCTGAAAGACTTTTTCCAGACCTAGTATATACAGTAATTGTATTGCCACTAATTGAAACAATACCTACGTTGTAAAAAAGAGAGTTTGTATATCCACCTGTAACGCTCTTCCAATGTGCTCTTCCAATTGGTGATAAGGTAGTGTATAAATATTCCTCGGTGTAATTGTAATTTTTATTTACAGGTGTTCCTAACAATTGAGAAATTTTATCTCTACCAGAAATCTTCACTTGAAAAACCCCACCGTCTACATTCGTTTCCTTGTATTCCACATTAGAACTCATCAGTGGTTTGTTATACAAAAGCCCCGTTCTAACACAATCTAATAAGTTTCCACTAGTATTAAAAACTGAAGAAGGAACGGATTGCAATTCAGTATATGAATTTAATAAATCACCCTGCTCTACTTGCAATTTAATTCCGTAATTAGGGCCACCTACAATGTATTCAAGACCGTAAATATCCGCCTCCACATTTGTAATCGCAGTGTTGTTTCTTAAAATACTACCACCCGACAATTCAGTATCAATCTGATGGGTAACCCCCATATTTTCTACAACGCCACTCCACCTTCTTCTAAATCCGGTATTAGCATTCAATGTTTCTACTGTAGAAGTTACAGTAAAGGTCGTATCTGAAACAGCCCTTTTGTGAGTAATTGTAATTTCTTGGTTACCATCCACAGGTGCGTTAATGTTAGAGATAACATAGTAGTAACCATTAACAAAAATTACATCATAGTCAGGGCTAGAGTATAATAAATTCCGTAAATCCTGCCCATTTAATAACCCCGTGACTTGAATTTTATCTGTATCGGTCGCGTGATTATTCATAACACCGGGAAGAATAAATGAATATAAATCTGTAATATCATCTGAACCAATGTATTCCTTAATAGTCACTGACTCATAATCTACAATCTTTCTATCTAAAAATCTCTCAGGGTCAATATATGTAGCCTCAAACATATTACCTCTATTTGTAATACTGTTTTTAATATCCACACTCACTGGAGCAGAAATTGTTTGATTTCTCAACGGTGAAACAATGAAATTAATATATGTAGAAATGGGGGTAGCACCTGCGCGATTATCATATTCTGCAATATTTTGTGTCCAATCTGTAATATCTGCCCCTAAGGTATCATCTGAAGTTTTATTTGCATCCACGATATCCCCATGTTGTGTGTAAAAAGACTTATCTAAAACCATCCCTGATGTAACAGGTGCGGTTTTAAATACACTTACCATTGTATTGCTAGAAGGGTCAAAGGTCTTAATTGCTGTATATTTCTTATTAGCCTCCAATGCGTCGTCCTCATAAAAGTAGAATGTAGGGCGCGAAACATCACAGTAGCGGTCATGTCTTTCTTCTGAAGATGAGGTGTCGTTTAGTAAACCATAACCAACCGCTACCACATTATGAGGTTTTGCAGGTCCACGAAAAATACACACATTTGTTCCTTCGGGGACGTAGCCACCCAATTTGGGAGTAAAGTCATAACTGTAAATATCGTCGCTATACTGAACTTCCTCAGTAATCTTAGCGAAGTGGTGGTTGTATAAATCATCCGCGTAGAGTAGAATGAAGTAATCATAACTGTCGAAGTCTAAACTAAGACCGCTCGCACTTCCCGTATCAACGGTGACGCGATAAGAGGGTGAGTCGAATAGGGTTGGTTCTGAGTAATCCCCACTTGCGGTGGGTAATAGTTTAGTCCCACCTTCTAATGTCGTAGCATCATCGGAATGAATCTCAATGAAACTGCGATTAGTCTGAAGGGGGTCCGTTGTCCCCATGATTGTGAGAAGTCGGGGATTTACAGAAGCGTTGGTGTTATAATCTAGAGCAGGTGGGGTAGTTGTAAAATCAGTGGGAAGAGCCTGCCCCTCGTCTAATACAAACAATTCATCGGTCATAGTCTAGCCTCCTCAAAGTCGAAGTATAACAATGCTGTTCTATAAGGGGGGCTGATGGAGTTAATACTCCTAAAATTACGGCGGTTTTCCTTGTAAAAAGCCACTTCATGTAACTCCCCCATAAACTGTGTAGTGGTAGCACCGCCGGAACCTTTCTTTCCTAAATACACATCTGAGGGGTCTAATTGAAACTCCCCTGCTTCCGTATGGACTCCTGAAGCCACCAACACACCGTTGTAGAATAGGTAGATATTTTCATTTCCATACGATACTGCTACATGGTGTGAGGTTTCTGTATAGAGAACATCTCGGTCAACGGGAACATAAATTGTGGAGGAAGCATCGGGTTCATTAAATAACTCGGCTACTCTAAAACTAGAACCGGGGGTAACTGCATCAATTACACCTATTTGTAGACCCGCATCTGTATATACAGGTTGTCCTACATAAAAAGTTCCTGTAGTATTTACAATCCTACCACCCACGTTTACAGAAATTACAGTGCTTCCTGTTGATTTATATTGTGGTAAATACTTTTGATAAATATATCCCGTTGGGTCTGAATAACTATCATCCACTATTTCTGAAGTGAAGATAGTAGGACTTTCAACAGTTACAGTAGTTCCATTAATTCTTACTTCCGCTTTTAACGAGTATTCAGCCGGTTGATAAAAAGCCTGTGTGGTGGTGTTTACTAAAGATAGAGTTAGATTAGTGTTGTGAAATAAACACATTTCCACATTATGTCTATCTGCGCTAGATAAATATGCTAATCCCAACGCATCTCTAGGAAGTGTTTTCTGACTATCCACGTTATCGTCAATAGGGTTACCATTTACTTCATAGGGTGTGATAATCATTTCCAATGTAAATGGTCCCTGATAGTCCCATAGTCCGGTTGTATCTGTTACATATGCCCCGCTAGCGTCTACTAATAAATATCCATCACACATAACGGGAAACTGCAAAGATTGCCGGTCATTAGAAAAAACGCTGTAAGTCATTTTAATCACTGTCCAATAACTGCCGCTACTACGAAGGAGAGGGTGAATGTAATAAAGGGTTGTCCGGGTGTAATTTGTGTTCCGAAAGAGTCCACATAACCACTCAAACCCATATTTTTCTCAGGGTCGTCTAAATCGGGATAATTACCTGTAAGGGTGGCGAAGAAATTATCTCCACGTTTGACGGTAGCCCCCGTGGTATTGGGGTCAAGGTAGGTTGATTGCCAATTTCCGCTAGAGTCCAATAATACTTCCCTTGCTTTATAACTAAATGGTAGTAAGGGAAGTTCACTATGAGAGGTTGTTTCATCAACGCCGCTGTGGTAACGATAATATCTGTTAACCCGCGTGGGCATTAAAATAATCAATTCAGCAAAGTTCTGATGCTTCTGCAAGAAAGAGGAGTCTACCGCTGAGTGCATCAATTGTGCTACTTCAAAAGCGGTCATATGAACGCTCACCGTGTCTTCAACATTCTGAAATCGCTTCTTAATTACTTGGTCTGTAATGATTCCACTTAGGCTAATTCTTTTAGAAGCAATACCGAGGTCAATAGCAAGGGTTTGCGATTCACCTGTAACCGCACCTGAGAATGGGATGGGAATAGGGGCTACGCTTCTATTCGTATCTAATTGAACTGATTCACATTTTAGCATAATACGGTTTGTAATCCCCGCATCATCCGCACCCTGCTTATCTCCAAAGGCTGCAAAGTTCAGGAATACCGTGGATTCCATACCACCATATCCGTTTTCAGCCAAACCTTCCAATATATCCTTCGTTGAAACCATTTAATCACGCCCTATATCCTGATGCTCCAAAGCGATTCATCTCGCGGTTAATCTTCTCTCCAAGTTTACGAGCAAGGTCATTTAACTCTTGGTCTGTCGCTCCTACACGTCCATTGACGTGAACGTTAATAGTATTACCCATACCGCGAGTAGTGGAGTTAGAAAGAATTGTTCCTGATGAACCGGGAACGAACATTTCCGGCCCAACTTCTCCTACTAAATAAGGACGACCACCAATTACAGGACCACCGGATGCTCTAACCCCGTATCTATTTCTTGGGTCTGTTAAATCAGAACCAGAATTTACACCCATTCTCTCATTAGCAATCACTTGGCGTTGTCCTTCGTTTAAATTTCGATAATCTTCCCCAGTTTTATTTTTGTTACTAAACTTAATGTTTTCCCATAATTTTTGGAATAAGTCTCTAAGTGAAGTTAAAACAACACCCCAAAATGTAATTAAAACACCCGCTAATAAGCCCATTACTATTTTAATAGTCCCTGAAACTAAGGCTGCTACCATTTTGAAGGCCTTTTCTACTAATTGTCCTAAAGCACCATCTGGACCAAATAACTTTCCTCCAGTAAACAAGGCAACGAAAACATTAGCAATAGCCTTAAGGAATTCCCACACGCCTAAACCTATTTCTTTAATTCCTTCCCATGCGACCTTAAATCCGACCTTTGCAGCCTTCCAACCATCACTACCCTTGAAGAAGTTTGCAACAGATTCAATAATACCAGTTTTATGCAACAGATAAACTACAAGACCTGCTAAAGTAGCATATAATAATACTGATTTAAATATTACATAACCCGTTGCAATATACCCACCCAATACTCTAAGAGAAGGTCCTGAAAAGAATTTAAAAAAACCTTTAAATTTATTTTTAATACCATCCTTAATTGCATTAAAAGCCTCTATCTGTTTTTCTCTAAAAGTTTTAGACTCTCCTCTTTCGATAACCGTTCTTCCACCTTCTTCTCTAAAAGTATACCCAGTTCTGTCTTTAGCTGCACCAATAGTCATTTTTTGTTCTTCTATTTGTTTATCTATTAATTTCAACTGAGTTTCAATTAACTCCTTTTCTTCTGCGGTAGTTAATGGGTCATGCATTTCCCTAGATAATCTTTCCTTTCTAACATTCATTTTCTCTAATTGTTCTTCGTATTTTAAAACCAACGCTACTGAATTTATATCTTGTCCTCTAACATTTTTAAATAATTCTGCATTATATAATCTATTTCTTTCAGATTTACTCAACTTTTCATCAATTCTAAAAGCCTTTTCAGTAACTTCTAAAATTCTTTTTCTAGCTTCTAAAATACCTTTTTCTTCTCCTAATCTTTCAATAAGATAAGACACTTGTTTATTTTGATATATTAATTCTTTTTGGTGAGCTTCTGCTCTACGTTCTTCAAATTTATCAACAGCTTTTAATAATTTTAAACTATCCGACCTTTCTTCGTTAATAGTTCTTAACAAAGTTAATGACTCTTTATCTGATTTTGCAGCCTCCGCTTTAGAAACCTCAAGATACTTAGCAACATACGCCAATGACCTTACAGCCGCTTCCGCCTTGTGAAAAGTAGGAGCCAAACCTACAGTTAGACGGCTTACAACAGACCAAGCAGCACCAAATTTAGTAGTAGTTCCTGAAAGTTTTGCTAATCGCTTAAGACCATCACTATATGCATCATTGATTCTAAGGAGAGAAGAGTTAATATCACTAGTTTCTCTTTTAAGTTCCTTAAGGCCCTTAATCATATCATCAATATCGGTTGCCAACTTACTTCACCTTTTGCATCTCTTTTGCCTCAGCTTCTTTCACAATGGAATGAATTAAGAGTAAATCCCTTACCATAGAATAAGGCATTTCGTATGCCTCGGCGGGACTAATATGTAATTGGGATGCTAAGATATATAAACTTATCCGATTTACCTTAGTAGGGTCGTCGGATTTTCCTGTTTTCAGGATTCGCTCGTATTCTCTTTTAAATCCTCAGCCTCCCCATAGTCAAAGGGGTCCGGTAGGATTGACTTAATTTGATTTCCAATATACGGACTGAGGCGCAAAACTTCCACTACTGTTAGAGAGGGTTCTGTCTTCTCCACGAATGCTTCCCATAGGTAGCGGAATAGGGTGTCCATTTCAATACTCACGTCGTTGGTGCGCGAGTTTAAGTTAATCAACTTAGCCTGTGCCTTTTCCAACTGAATGAAAGTCGGCTCCTTTACCCAAACCTTGAGGTATTCATCCGAGTCGGGGGCTACGCGGACGTGGTGTAGTTTGCTATCGCTAGGCGCAAAAAGTTTATTCTTATCTGATACTGTCTTCTTATCCATAGTTTACACTCTCCCTTGCGGGTATAAAGCAATTGTTTCTGAAGGCTTATAATAATTAGCCTTGAATTGCCCAATAGGTTGTTAATACACATGATTGTAGCGCGAGAGGAACAACCGTCCAAGTTACAACCAATGGCCCATTGTCGTTTGTTAAGGGGAATTCTGCGCTAGTAACATGGTAGTCCTTGAATTTCATTCTAAGGGACTCTCCATTATCCTTCTCGAATAAAAGGTCAATTACTGCATCATCAGTTCCACTTAGAGAAAAAGCGTGTTCTCGTCGGAAATAGTCAAACAATTTCGCATCTGTAACCAAACCTGTAAAGTTTAGGTTGTAGGTGCGTTGTCCCGCAAATGCAAATTGACTGTTTTTATCGTAAGCACCGACGAAACGCTTCTGTTGAATAGCGTTATCAATTGATAAAGTAATATTTTCTAATTGAATAAACTCCTGTTCGAATAGTTTGATAGTGCCATCTGAGAAAAAGAATGGTCGCATTAGAGGCTCATTAATTGCGGTCGAAGAATCTTCCCCATCTCTAGTTCCGAAGTTAATAAAATCTGCAACATCGGGAATGCCGTTTTGAATATCATAGTTTACCGGAGCCACAAATGTAGTTTTAGGCATAGCAGAAATATTACAAGTAACCTCTTGTCCTACCGCCGCTGTTAGTGTTAAATTATTAACGGTGCAACCGGGATAAATTTTAGCATATACCTGTTCCTTATTTGTATCAGTTGAAGCAGAAGTTCCCGCTGTGAAAACAACATCGGGCTTTCTAAGAGAATACTCAACCGCAAAGGATGGTAAATCTGATGATTCGTTTTCAGTGATAGTGTATGTAATGAGGTCGTTTGCCGCATCATCTTCATTGATTAATTCACCTGCTAAAACCTCAGTTGGTAAAATGGGTGGACAAAAGATACCGGGGGAAGTAGAGGCTTCGGGGTTCTTAGCTCTAATTAATCTATCTCCAGCATTTGTTCTCCAAAATCTATTAGCACCCGCGCTAATATCTGAAGAAGTTTGCCATGTATTACTCGGCGTTTGGTCTATTTTTGCTGTTGAATCTAAAGAAGAAATACTTTTGGTTCCCAAAGCATAATACAACCACGGGAAAGAGTTAGCCATCGCGTCGAGGCCAAATTCGCTTGTAGTTTCTGTTCCTTTAAATTGGTAGGTAAAGTTTCTTGTCCCACCAATACCCACGTTAATTTGCTTTGCCTCCACGCTTGTAGCGGGAATAGTAATGCTTGTCGCAAGACCCGGCCAATTGTCTGCAAGTAGGCGGGGGTTGTTAGAAGTGTTTGTAGCACCGGGAATAGTTTCAGTTAATTCAATAATAGATGTTGAAGCCGTATCTAAAGAACTAATTGTAGAATCAGCCCCACCATCGTCGGTTCCGGGTGTTCTTGAAACTGTTCCGCCATATACGTTTGTTAAAATAAGAGAACTACCACTTCTTACAGCAGTAAAATCTGATAAGGAATCAGCATCCCCTTCATCTGTATCTACTAAGTTAATAGCAGCAATAGCAGCATCAATATATTCTTCAGCGGTAGTTAACTGTGCGTTAGAAATATCAACCTCAATATCATAATCTGTATCTGTGAGTAAGCTTGCTAAATTATCAAAAGTGCCATCAGAAGTAAAGAAAATCCCCACATCTCTTTCAGTTCCACCATTTCCATCCAATACTCCGAATATAATTCCTACATTATCATAATCTCCTTTTGTATCAGACTTAAATTGAACTGTAAGAACTTGTTGAGTATAAACAGAACCCGCCGAAGCACCCTTTAGTGCGGGAACAGGTGCTCCATAGTGATGAATTACGCCGTAGTAAGCAGTAGGTGTGTCGGTAATAAGAGTATCTAAACTATCTGCTACTGTAATAGTAGTAGCAGTATTTGATTGAATCATTGTTCTATCAATTAAAGCATTATCCGATACTGCGTAAATATCTAACATACAACCTCTATATAAATTAGTCAATAGAGCAAAATTAGCAGTAAAGCTATCATTTAATGTTATTACTTTCTGATTACCTGAGTCCGCAATAGGACTTTTAAACGCACCCAAGTAAATGTCTTGTTCCGGAATAATGCCCACATTCGCGTGTGAGTCTAGCCAAATTTCATTGTTTACCATTTTTCTTCACCTTCTTACAAACATACGGCGAAACGCTTTAGCGTTACGTTAATTCTATACCCAAATATTCTAGATTTCTTATCATTCGCGTCACTTCGCGCTCCAAAAATAATGTGCTTAATATTCTCTTCTACAACACCGGGAGTTCTTAACCAACCCCTACGGTTATTTTCTAATATGTAACGAACTACTTTATAAAGGTTCTCCAACCTATCTCTACCAAAAGTGCTTCCCGAAGGTGCTATTCTCTCACCATCGTTAGTTCGCCTATCATCTTGTTTAGTTCTAATTGAAACGGACATGTCGTAAGTTTCATTCCTAACAGACCAATCGCGGGTAGGGTAGTCAATCGTATTGCTATTTTCCATAACCACTAACAAATCCTTAGATGGCGTTACACCACCTGCGGTAGTTTCATTAGCAATAGAAATACGAACCCTATTACCACCCCGACCTTCATTACCTCTTGTAGAATCCATAGAACGAATATCCATAATCTGCGGATGAACGCGATGGACTTCAGGAATTTCTTCCCCAAGGGCTGTAATTGCAGCATCCCACTGTTCGTCTAAAAGTGTGACGAGAAATGTAACTTCATCCATCGAAAGCCTCCTTAATTCTTCTAGCCAAGGTGTCCGCAATCTCCCTTTGAATAATCTCATTCATTACTTCTTCGGTAATTTCTTCTCCCATGTGTTCCTTCATCAAGTCGTTAATGTCCTGATTCTGTTTTACAATGGTTTCCATGATAGTTTGAGATTCTTTGGTAACCTGCTCAAGCCTCTTAATCTGCTTACGAAACATAATCACCAATCCCTACAAGCCATACAGCGGGGGGAATAATCACTTCTCTTACAGGACTTACAGTTATGGCGGGCATTGAAAGACTTCTTCCTCTTTGTATTTCCCTTCTTTCCTGTAACTGTAACTCCACGTTGCCCCCAATGAACGCGTTTGTAGCCTCCCTTTCCATTAGGAACGCAGGCCATCCATTTCTTCCCCTTAGCGGTGGAGGAAGTTTTCTTAGTCCTCTTTGTGCAAGCAGCCTTGTCCACAGACTCGATATCCTCATCCTCACAGGAATTACAACCGCAGCCACAATCCTTTAGTATGGTCTTCCAATCGGACATATCACTTCCTCCCATGTTTACAATGCTGACTACAAGTAAACCCCCTTGTCTTATTGGGTCCACTACAAACGCAATAACTCATATCTTTCTTTTTAATATTTTCAGAAATTTTTTTTCTGCGATTTAGTAGATATTCGTCGGTGGAATCTTGGTCCCCATCATTATCAATATCCTCATCTTCTTCACCCACGGGGTCTAGTTTAAGAATGTCTTGCCACTCACCTTTCATTCCCTCATTAGTTTTCCTTTCCTCCGTTCTATTAGGATTCTTTTCGACTTCTTTTGCAAATTGTGTTAAAATTCTTGAAAGAAGATATTGAACATATCTTGTAGCATCTCCCTCTAAATTATCAGCCTTAGCTCGTATTTCTCTTATACGAGTTCGAGCAAAACTACGAATTTGATTACCATTTAGATGAGAAACTATTCTTTCTACAAATGTAGCAAGTTCTTCTGCAATAGGAACAAGAGTAGTAAATGAAGAACCCACTATTCCTCGAATTAAGGATTGTGTCTGATTTTGAGTAAAGCCACCCGTAGTTCTAAAATTGTCTAGGGCCGTTCTAAACGGTTCTGTTACTAAATAAGCCTGTGTTTCTATAAGAATATTTGTTTTTAAATAAGTATCTAAACGTTCTACAAAATCACCTAAATAATCTCTTAAAATATTAGAAATATTATTTTGTGCTTCATTTGATAATACTCTACGTTGATTCGTTCTTTGATTTCTTCTTTGATATCCAGTAGGCCTACTTGTTACAAGATAACGTGCTTTTGGTCTATAGTTATTATTTCCAGCTGGTTCAAAATATTCCATTATAGCCGTTTCAAATTGTTTTCTATCAAATAGTATTCTTTTCCTATCTGTTAATAATTCTTCACCCATATTATGTTGAACTTGGTGAACTCCTTCGTGAATTAACATATTAATAAATGCGTCTTCCATCTCTCTTTGTCCTACGTTAGTAGCCATTTCAGTATAAAGACCCCCCGGAATATGAGTTAAATTATCTCTAAAATTATAGGCGGCTTGCATACGATTATTTGGATTCCTAAGACGCACATAGGCTTCCAAAAGAGGGTCAATCTGAGTTGTTCGGAATTCTGCGGGGTCTTTATCTTCTGCATCGCGGCTGTAATCGTCTTCATCGTCTTTCAACAATTCAAACCAGTTTACCACCATTTCCACCACCTAATTTTAATACCACTACGGTATACCTGTTTATCAAGCACGTCACTAATATATAAATCTAACCAAGCGTCACGCATTTAATTCCTCCTTTACACTATCCATTGTTTCTTCCATATTATTAATAACATGGTTTCTTATAAATTCTTTTAATCCGTCTATTGGAGTAGTATCAATAGTTTCCATCGCAAAATCTCTAAATTTTCTAGTTCTATTAGGAAGGTCTTCAAATATAACATCTTCAACCATTTTATCCAAAAAAGCAATTAGTTTTGTTTTAAAATTTTCATATACAGGTAAAATATATTCTAAAATTTCAGGCGACTGTATTCTATTTATCATAGTAGGTAATAGAGCTAAATAAATATCAAGTGGACGCAAAACATATGCATCAGCCAAATTTATAATCTTTTCAGTTTTTCGTAAATTTCTAGATTCCTTAGCATGACTTTCTAATAAAATATGTTCACTAATTTGATTAAAAAATAAATTAAAATAAGTGTTAGCAAATTCTCTTGCAAGAGTTGGAATAAGGTTTTCATTCCCTCTAAGTTTTGCTTGAGCTATGGGAAGTAAATAATCATCCGACAAGGAATTAAGATTTGCGTTAAAATTTCTATTAAATTCTCGATAGTCCGGGTCTAACCTACCCACTACATCTTGAGCGTGATGGGTTGTTTCTTCTGCAATAGTTTGAGCAATTTCTTCAGGTGTATCGTCACCTACACTAAATGCATATTCTCCCGTTTGTGAATTATATAACGCTGCTGTTCTATCATCCCCCGTGGGTCTAAGAAAATCTCTAGCCGTTGGGGACAAGGGTTCATCAGCGGGTCTGAAGGTAGCCTTAAGAATATCAATCCAATTCATAATTCCACCCCTCAGAATCACCTAGCGATACCGCATCTTCCAATGATAATCTATGGTAATCTTCTTTATAAACCTTTAGCCAATTGGGGGAGTCCAATTCTTCAGGAGATAAACTCGAATCTCTTATGATTAACTTATTATTAGGACCACTACACAAAGAGCCTGTGCGCTCATCAAAGAAAAATGTCTTGGTCTTATGTTCATTCCATTTTGTAGCTAAACCATAATCAACCATTGGTTCAGGAAGTGGGTCACATGTGAATAAATACGTTCCCTTCATCATCTCCCCCTTTCTATTCTTCATCTCAATAGTGCAATACCTAAGACCTTCAATTTGAATTATTTGCCAATTATCCGATATAGAATCCCACCACCCTACGTCATGCATGGTAACCATATGTGTAGGGTCGGGCTTTAAAAAAATAGCACATTGGTCTACCTTGTCGTATAAGGCCCCAATAGAGGGAAGGTAAACAACAAATAGTGGGGCACGACCACGAATAAATCTAATAGCCTTAATTACACCAAAGATAGTTTTATCCCTTGTGTATTTTGGCTCACCTGATAGAAACGAGGTTTTTACATAACACTCGATATAGGGGGTAGAAACTAACATAGAAATTCACCTAACCCCTCCTTTCAAACCAACCGTGAAGACCCTTCTCTTCCTCCCTATCGAATGTCCCCGCTTTACGCTTCTTAGGTTTCCCACCTCTTCTTTTGTAATCTTTACAAGCAGAACAGGTCGGCCTACACCTTCTCTTTCTTCCCTTAGATGCATCTTTACGACCACAGGGACGACGTTTTTTTCCTTTACCACAAGAAGAACAATCTACCCAATCCTTTAGTAGAATGTCCTCCCAACTCATGCAGTAGCCCCCTCTTCACGGAGGAACTGAACCATATAATCTAAAAAGTTAATAGCCTTATCAATACGACCGGCTACTATTTCTTCCCTTAGGGCTAAAAGGTGGTGAAGTTGTTGATTCATAAACTCTACCATTTCTGTTTCATCTTCATCAAAGTCAGGATTACCTAAACCTTCAGGTCTGTTTTTAATAATATCTTCCCAAGTCATTTCTTCTTCCCCCAATTCTTAGCACCTACCTTTCTACATTGAACTAATGCACCTGAAGCATAAGCGGAGGGCCACTTTTTATACCTACTCTTAACTTTGTAATAGCAGGCATCACGCTTTACTTTTTTCTTAGCCTTAAGCGTTTCCCACCATTCTTCCATATTAACACCTCAGTTTCCATCTAGATAATACATCACTCGTCTATTCATCTTTATAATCTTATCTACATCAGCCTTGTATGAATCGTATTTACTCTTAAGGTCAATACCCGAAGTGCTTCCACCGGAGTCTAACAAGGTGTAGGAATCATCAGAAGCAATCATTTCACAACATACTAATTTAGTAGCCGCATCTTCAATAGTAGCAGGAACACGTCCATTTCCATAAGTATAGGTTACCTTTAATGCGTGTTTTTTATGAACAGGGAATTCACTTACAAAGAAAATATCAGCACTATCGCGGATATCCCACCAATTTTGGTTTCTATCATACTCTTCCTTATCTGTAAAATCACCTACTGTAAGACCAGTTCCCGTCTTTGTAATTGTGCATGAGGAACCATCACTGCCCGGAAGTAGAGAAACAATAGTAACTGTATCATCAGTTTCCAAGGCGGCGTAAAAAAAGTTTGAAATGGCGTAGGTATCGGTGCTATCATTCAAACCCTTACTTGTAGTGGCTCCCGTAAAGGACGCTGTAATAGCGGGAGCCTGCTCATTGATAAGATAGCACAATTCCTGTGCAGTTGTGCGAGTGCCAAATGCGTTGTTAAATCCTGTAGATGTGCTATCAGAAACGGCGGTTAGAGTCCAAGAAAGACTTCCCGCAGTTAATGTAATGTCTGTAACATTTGAAAAATCTGAAATTGTAACTGTTGCTACCGCTGAGGCTAAATCTCTATAAGAACCACCTTCCCAAGATTGAATGCGGATAATTTTCCGGATATGCTCATTTTCTAAGCGAATCTTTCCGGCATAGTCCGCATATGTGTATAAATACTTATCAAAAAGGTCAAAGTCATGGTATTCATCTTCCACTAAATTTTCTCTCCAAGAATCATTTGTAGCGTGGTCTATGTAATCTTCACACCTGCGGATAAGGTCGCCAACCTCAGCAACGGTTGGGGAAGTAGTGGTTGTAAAATCTGAGATACCCAATAGAGCGGCGACTTTAACTGCGGTTGTATATGAACCCACACCATTAGAATAATTTACAGCATTTAGGGTGCTATCCGATGGTGAAACGATTCTAACCATCACTCTTCCTCCTCTGTATCAAAATCTCTTAAGTATAGTTTATTAAGAACCAATAGTCTTGCTCTAATTTTGTTAATTTGTTTAACAGCACTTGCTCTAACCGCTTGGCCTAAAATGGTTTTTCTCTTATCTGAAAACACCTTCTGTGAAGGAATAATCTGTTTAGACTTTTCTCCACCTACTAATTTAGCACCTGTTCCCAATTCGGGGCGATATTCGTGACTCGCTACAAATTTAATAGTGATAGATTCAGGATGTATTTTTAATCTAAAGAACCCACCAAATTGAGGGGAGATAGGACTTTTACTAATAGCATTATAGATAACCTGTAAATATCTATCTTCACCCATACCTGTTCTAACATAAGGTTGTTCTCTTAATTCCTTTCTTAATTTTTTTAGTAAATCTGTAACGGCTTTCATATTAGCGGGGTTATCAGATTTTCTAGCTAATTCTAACGCTTTAATATAGAATGCTCTTTCTTTCTCATCTTGGTAAATATCCAACAGTTCAGGCTTTTCCATTTCGTCCGAATCAATTTCAATACCCTCATAATCAAAAAGAGATGAAACTTGTTTCATGAAATTTCTAAAAGACTGATAGGGTTTCCTTTGATTCGGACCCGCAACCGCCCCTTTCTTATTGGCTTTACCACTTGATAAACCACCGCCAAGCATTGTTTTTCTTTCTAAATCAAAGTCAGCTAAAGCCTGCATAATTTTTATCCTTTCTGCTTTATTAGGTTCAACAATACTTCTTCTTGCGGTTGTAATATCAGTAAAGTTTGTAATACGTTTTTGAGAAGATTCAGTAAAAATCTTATTTAAATTTTCCAAATAACTCTTAATATCAATAACTTCCTCGGAACCAAGAACAGTGCTAATTTTAATATTTAGCTCATCAATGATAAATTCATCACTAAGCATTTTTTTAATATTTCTTTCTACCAATTTAAACTTGTCCTGCAACTTCGCTTTACGGTGATTAATCTTAGTAATAATATCTGTTACTATATCAATTTCGTCTTCAAAGGCCAAGGGTGGAACATTTCTATCCACATCAACAGTAACAGTAAAACTACCCTGTTCGCCAGTTTTTGGGATTACATATTTAGTAGCACCGGGGTAATAATTTCTACCTAAATCCCATTCATACTTCGTATTACTCTTTTTTAAAGATTCAATAGTAATGTTCTCTTCGAACCAATCCCTAAAGGTAAATTGGTTAACAATACCTCTAGTTTCTGAAGGAATTTCGATAGTTTCATCTAAATCTACCCCCTCGGTAACCTTAGTTCTTGAAACCTTACTATATCTTTCAGCATACAATGGGTTATCAGGGTCTACCTTAGAATAAAGCCCACGGTCTTTCATTTGTAAAACTTCAGCAAAAGTAACATCTGAAATTAAAACATCTCCCGCATCTTGGGCTTCCTGCGCCCTTAGTTCTCGAATATATTCGATGGCTTGTTGCCTTACGGTAGCATCTTCTTCATCATCAAGATACCCAAGTCGTTCTTCTGTGGGGGCATTTTGTTGAGCTAAATCTCTATATTCATTCACAAGTTCAGCAATTTCTTCCTCGTCGTTAGCAATATAGTCTAGGTAAGGAATTACATCTTGGACAGGTTTTTGTAATAAAGATTGAAAAGCAGAAATATTAATTTCATCAAAATTTTCTACATCGTGTGTATCATCCAAAAGCCAATCAATAAACTGAGTAGAAAAGGCATCACGCCTTCTTCTATCGGACTTAAGATATTTAACAAAAAGATTAAACGCGGTCTTTTCATCGTAAGGCCTTTGAGGGTTCAAAACATCTTCTGACCCTGCCAAGGGATTAGTAGGCATTCAAGACACCTCAACAGTAGATAACGTAAACTTCTAAATCCGTCCAATCACTCGCAGTAACAACGATTCCATTTACACAAACAACGCTGAAGCCACGAAAGTCATTTCCTGCCGGTGGCGGTGTTCCCGTTGTGTGAAACTTACCAATCTGATTAGAAGGTGTGCTAGTGGTAGTATCATCAAATACTGAAATGTATGTATTAGGTGTTCCCGTAGCATCCATATGCCAAATGAAACCCTCGAATGTTCCACCCTTATCTGTAATCACCGTATCTGCTGTAATCTTTTTAATTCTATTATTAGCCATGCTTATCAGCCTCCTGTAATATAGGTAAGTAAGAGTAGGTATTTAAACTTACTCTTCTTCGCCAAGTGCTAGAGCCAAAAGTGTAGCCTTATTATCTGAGAATTTATAGGAAATACCTAATTCACGAAGATGGGACTGCAATTCACTCTTAGTCATAGACTCCAAATCGAGGGAAGGCTCCGAAGGGGAGTCCTCCACTACGGCAGTTTCTTCAACCACCGGAGCAGATTCTTCCCCTTCGGAAACCAACACAAATTTGTTGCGAAGGTATAAACTAACTTGGTCTTCCGGAACATCAACAATGTAGTTTCCTCCAATATCTTTACCGAGGACTGTTCTCGTTCCACCCGATTTGTTAATCATTCGCACCATCCTAAATCACCTCAAATTAGTCCAAATACTCTCAAACGCACACAATCACCGTTAGTAGCACCGGATGATAATTCAGTTCCTGTGCTACCAACACGGATTTCTAATTCTACACATTTAGAATTAAGATATGCACCCGCGTCACTAGTCTTAACTGTATATACGTTTGTTCCGTCTTCTTGCCCTGAGACAAAAACTGCACTAATGCTCTTAAGCCCAAAGTCGCTAGCCAAAAGGTATTCCTCAGCCGGAGTTAGGGTAATAGCGTCGGCAGACGCGTCGGTGGTAACTGCACTAAAAGTAATAACAGAACCAATTTCACCCGAACCACTCAAAGCATCAACCGTAACAGTAGCGTTATTGCCCACTTCAGACGCATCAGTAATAGCGTAGGTTTGCCCAACAGCCAAACGAGCAAAATCAGTGGTATCAGCAGTAGTTAATGTAAAGGTATTCGCTGAGGCTAGGAAATCTCCTGTAAGGGTTAAGGCCGCTCGATATTCGGTGCAGTTTACAGCCGCATCTACATAATAGTCGTGACCCATAACCTTTGGACCGGAAAAACCCAAATGGTCTGCTAATTGTGTAATAGTCGAAGTCAACTAAAACACCTCACTCCAAGTCAATAATCTTGCCCTGTCCACGGAAATAGGTGCACATTGTTTCTGCAACAGTTCGATAAAGACCCTTGTGACCGAGTTTGCCATGACCGAATACATCGGCGTTAATACCACCCTCGAAATACTCAGTGGGCTTTAGTGTGCAAAGGAACAAGTGGTCGGTGTCTAGAATTAACATATCGCTTAGACCTGCACCACCATTCGGCATATCCTTTACGGGGATAATCGGAATGTCGTGGTATGTAGCAACACGGAAACCTACTTCACGGCCTGCAACGCCCTTAATACCCGAATGGGTTGGGACGATTTCACTGCGACCCATGAAACGCTCTTGGGCTTGTAGTAACTCACCAAGAGTTTGAATGGTGTCGTAGCCGGTTAGAATAACCTTGGGGTCACCACCGCGAGCCATCAATTGACGGAGAGCGGTGTTTAGTAGGTTAACAGTTAGAGCACGGTCTGTGCCGTTGTTTAGGTCAACGTAAGATTCTAGGTGGTCGGCACTGGATGAAGCGCGGGTAGCACCGAAGAGGTCTAAACCATTTGCAACACTGCTAGCATTCAATTCAGCGTAGTTAGAAACAATTTGGTAAAGCGAAGTTAGATTTCTTTCGCGCTCGGCCTCAGTAAAACCGGAAGCCGCTAGACCTTCACCTGCGGTGCTTGTTAAGTCAAGAAGAACCATCTTGTTCATAACTTCAGCGTGAGTAATACCGACTTCTTCACGATAGTTTTGCATAATGTCGCCAATGCCGTCGTCAAGACCACCCATTAACTGAGCAATCTCAGAAACTTCGAAAGTGTGAGCGATGGTCTTAGGCGAAATGCTAAGAACATCGTAAACAGGTCGAATGTCTGTAAAGCTACTAAGGGCGGCGTTCTCAGCCGTTCCACCAAGAGTAGCGGAATCAGAAACAGTCATTAAGTCTGTTCCACCACCAAGGGCGCGTTCCTTTAGGATTCTCCAACCGGAGGACTTCCAAGGCTTCTTAGGAAGCATGGAAAGTGCGTTAATCTCACGGTTAATCATGGACCAAACCTTCTGCCCGTATACAAGGTTGTATAGGGAAGTGGTTACGCCTAAGGCGTGTCCTGTTCCACTTACTAAGTCAATAGCACCATCATGGTGACTACCACTAATGCCTGATAGTGCGCCTGTCGCCTTAAGAAGACGGTCACCACCAAAGGAACCATATGTCGCTCGTTCTAAATCTGCAATTGTCTTATAATATCCACTCATTTAAATCATCTCCTGTTGTAACGAGCCATTAACTCGTGTGCTTCGCTCCACGACATTTCTGCAACGCGGGAAAAGTCTTCGTCAATCTGAGCCTGTTGTGTTTCAACAGACTTTGCGATGGTTGCATCGCCTTCCTCAAGGGACTTGCGGAGAGCGTTAAACTCATCCTTAAGAGCCATAACTGCCTCAGCAGCGTCAAACTCTTCCTTAGCAATACGGGCTTTCTCAGCCTCTAACTCAGCCATATAGCGAGCCTCGAATTGAGCCTTGACTAAA